CTCGCCGCCTGTGAGCGCGACGCCGCCCGCTTCGCCGAGCTCCAAGCCTTGACCAGGGACTGACATGGCACTTATCCCCATCAGCCTGCCGCCGGGCGTGTACCGCAACGGCACCGACTACCAGAGCAAGGGCCGCTGGCGCGACGCCTCGCTCGTCCGCTGGTACGAGAACACCATGCGTCCAGTCGGTGGCTGGCGCAAGCGCGCCACCGGGCAGGTCACGGGCAAGTGCCGCGGCCTGCTCGCGTGGCGCACCAACGGGAACGCACGCTGGATCGGGCTCGGCACCCACAGCGGCCTCTACGCCATGAACGAGGCCGGCACCATCACCGACATCACCCCGACGGGGTTTACGGCGGGCAGCGCCGATGCGGTGCTCAATCTCGGCTATGGCGGCGGCCCCTATGGCCTCTTTTCCTACGGCACCCCGCGCGCCGACACCGGCAGCGTGACGCCTGCGACCATGTGGACGCTCGACAACTGGGGCGAGTACCTGCTCGGCTGCTCGAACTCGGATGGCAAGATCTACGAGTGGCAGTTGAGCACCGCAAGCGACGCCGCGGCGCTCGCCAATGCTCCGACCAGCAACAAGGCCGTGCTCGTCACTGCCGAGCGGTTCGTGCTGGCGCTCGGTGCGGGCGGGAACGCGCGCAAGGTGGCGTGGTGCGATCAAGAAGACAACACCATGTGGACCCCGGCCATCACCAACCAGGCGGGCGACTTCGAGCTTGAAAGCGTCGGCTCCATCGTCACCGGAAAGCGCCTGCGCGGCGTGTCGCTCATCTTCACCGATGTGGACGTGCACACGGCGCAGTATCAGGGGCCGCCGTTCGTCTACGGCTTCGAGCGCATCGCCACCGGCTGCGGCGTGATGAGCGCGCAGGCCGTGGCGGCGGTCGAATCAGTCGCCTACTGGTGGGGACCGTCCGGCTTCTTCATGTACGACGGCTTCGTTCGCCCGCTCAAGTGCGACGTGCTCGATTATGTGACGAAGAACCTCTCGCAGCAGCAGCGCTCGAAGGTGTACGCCGTCGCTAACAACCAGTTCGGCGAGGTGTGGTGGTTCTATCCGAGCGCTTCCAGCAACGAGTGCGACTCGTATGTGTCGTACAATTACCGCGAGGGGCATTGGTCCATCGGTAGCCTCGCGCGCACCGCCGGCACCGATCGCGGCGTGTTCAATTACCCCCTCATGGTCTCGCCTGACGGCTACGTCTACGAGCAGGAAGTCGGCGTCACCTACGACGGCGTGGAACCCTACGCGCGCAGCGGCCCTCTGGAGTTCGGGAACGGCGAACGGCTGATGGTGGCCCGGCAGGTCATCGCCGACGAGAACGCGATGGGCTCCGTCTCGTTGCAGTTCATCAGCAAGTTCGCGCCGAACGGCGCCGAGACAACCAAAAGCTACACCATCGACTCCATCTACACCCCGGTGAGATTCACCGGGCGGCAGGTCGAGGTGAAAGTCACGGGCGCCGCGCCGGCGACGGACTGGCGCGTCGGCAACATGCGGCTCGAGGCCGTGGCCGGGGGTGAGCGGTGAGGGAGATAGAGGGCATCGAGCACATCGCGCCCTTCCGCGAGCCCATCGAGCGCGCGCTGGCCGAGGGCTACGGACAGATGAACTACCGCGACGTGCTCGAGGGCATCGCGCGCGGCGAGTACCAGTTCTGGGCGTCGAAGGATTCGTGCGTGGTCTCGACCATCGACGTCTTTCCGCGCATCAAGCAGCTCACCGTCATCATCGGCGCGGGCGACCTGCGAGAGATTGACGACGTGATACGCCCGACCATCGAGGGATGGGCGCGGAGCATCGGCTGCGACACGATGTTGATCATGGGCCGCCCGGGCTGGCAGCGGGCGCTTGAGGGTTACAGACGCACCGCCGTGGTGCTTGAGAAGAAACTATGAGCAAGCTCTTTTCGTCCAAGAAGACCGAGAAGTCCACCACCGAGATCGACCCGAGGATCTACGACAGCGTGCTGCGGAACCTGCAGTTCGCCGAGCAGGTCGCGGCGATCCCGTACCAGCCCTACAGCGGCCTCATGGTCGCGCCGTTCACGCGCGACTATATGGCCGGCGAGGCTGCGACGCGGCGCATCGCTGAGGAGGGCGGATTCGTCCCCGAGGTGGAGGCGGCGGCGCGCAGCGCGCAGGGCCTGATGGGATTCCAGCCCGAGCGCGTCAGCGCCGGGCAGGTCGGGACGCAGTTCGGTGCGGCGCCCGTTGGGGCGTCTCTCGCCCGTGGCCCGGAGCGCGTCGGGGCGGGCGCCATCGGGACCACCTTCGGCGCGGCGCCCATCGGCGCGGAGCGCGTCGGGGCGGCGCTCGGCGGCGGGCCGCGCATGGTCGGCGCCGGGCGCGTCGGTGCGCAGTTCGCGCCCGAGCGTGTGGCCGCGGGACAACTCGGGACCACCTTCGCCGCGCGCGAAATCGGCGGGCCGGGCGCAGCGCCCACGGCCGCCGCCGCCTCAGTGCTGGGGCGCGACATCGGCGCCTACATGAATCCCTACGAGCAGCAGGTCATCGAGGCCGGGCTCGGCGACATCTCACGCGCCGAGGAGCAGGCGCGCGGCGGACGCGCCGCCCGCGCCACCGCCGCCCGCGCCTTCGGCGGCTCGCGCGCGGCTATCGAGGAGGGCATCGCCGCCGGCGAGGCGGCGCGCGAGCGCAACCGCTTCGTGGCCGAGCAGCGCGCGCAGGGCTTCCGCGAGGCGGCGGCGATGCGCGAGGCCGACGTCGGCCGGCAGCAGCAGGCCGGGCTCGCCAACCAGGCGGCGGCGCAGCAGGTGATGGAGCTCGCCCAGCGCGGGCAGATCACGAACCAGCAGCGCGACCTTGAACTCTCGCGGCTTGGCCTTACCGCCGGGCAGGCGAACATCGACGCACAGATGCGCGCCGCGCTCGCCAACCAGCAGGCGCAGCAGGAGGCGCAGCGCCTCGGCCTCACGGCCGAGCAGGCGAACGTACAGGCGGCGCTTGAGGCCGATCGCGCGAACCAGGCGGCGGTCGAGAACTACCAGCGCATGGGACTCACGGCCGAACAGGCCAACCAGCAGGCCGCGCTCGACGCCGCCGGGCGCAACCAGCAGGCCGCGCTCGAGGCGCAGCGGATGGGGAGCGGTGCGCAGCAGTTCAACGTGCAGCAGCAGCAGGCGGCGGCGCTCGCCAACCAGCAGGCCGTGCAGCAGTACATGCAGATGGGCCTGTCTGCCGAGCAGGCGAATCAGGCCGCCACGCTTGATGCGCAGCGCATGAGCGCTGGGGCGCAGGAGTTCAACGTGCGCGCGGCGATGGACGCGGCAAGCGCCAATCAGGCGGCCGGGATGCAGGGCGCGCAGTTCCAGCTCGGCGCCGGGCGGCAGTTGGCCGACCTCGGCCAGACGGCGCTGCAGAACCGCTACGGCGCGGGTACGGCGCTGATGGGCCTCGGCGCGCAGCAGCAGAACCTGTTTCAAGAAATGCTCAACCGGCAGCAGGAGGAGTGGCAGCGGCGGCAGCAGTACCCGCTCCAGCAGCTCGCCATCCGTCAGGGCGCGGTGTCGGCGTCGCCGTACAACGTCACGCAGACCGGGACCGTCACCGCGCGGCCGTCCTACTGGAATATGGCCGGTCAGATTGCGGGCGCGGTCGCACCGATGTTCGGCTCTGACGAGGACATGAAGCGCGACGTGCGCGGCATCAAGAACCCGCTCGACAAGGTGCGCCGCCTCAAGGGCATCGAGTTCGAGTGGGAGAACGGCTACGGCGAGAACGAGGGCGAGGACAGGGGCGGCGAGGAGGACATGGGCATGTCGGCCCAGTCTGTCGAGCGCGCCATTCCCGAGGCCGTCTCGCGGCGCGAGTCGGACAACATGCGCCAGTACGATCTGCCGCAGGTGGTTGGACTGCTCACCGAGGCCGTCAAGGAACTCGACAAGAAGGTCGGCGGCAAGCGCCGCGGGAGGGCGTAAATGTTCAACTTTCTCGGGAAACTCGTCACCGGCCTCGCCCGGTCGCAGGGCTACGGATTGAACGATGAGGAGCAGGAGCTCGACGACAAGAAGAAGAAAAGCAAACCGCAGCAGGGGCTGATGGGCTTGATGGCGCCGAAAGAAGAGGAAATGGACCTCTCGAGCACGCTCTCGGCTCAGGTCGGCCAGCCCACCGGCGCAGATCCGCTCAGCATCTACCGCAAGCTTTACAGCAACTACGGCGGCCGCAAGACTCGCGGCCTCCTCTTCGACTGAGGACCACGACCATGGCAGAGAAGCCCAAGAAGCCCGGACTCTGGAGCCGCTACGTCGGCGGCCTGCTCGGGGAAGACTACGAGAACATGAGCCCCGAGGAGCGCCGCACGGCGAGTATGTCCGTGCTGGGCGTCATCGCCCGCGGCATGAACTCGCCCGAAGCGGGCGGCGAAGCCCTGCGGCTGACGCGCGAGAGCCGCGCCTCCGAGCGTGAGGCCGCCGGCCTCGCCCGCCGCCAAGCCGCCGCCGAGGCGCTGATGCCGCAGGTCGTGGGGCGCCTCTTCGGCGGCTCCGCCGGGCGGCTGGAGAGCCTTCCTGGCGGCGAGGGCGGCGAGCTGACCTCGCGGTACCGCCAAGACCCGCGCAGCGCCACAGCGGCGCTCTACGGCTCTCAGGCGGGGCGTGACCTCGGCCAGATGGCCCCGGACCTCGCCAAGCTCGCCACCGAGGGCACCCTCGGGCGCACGGTGGGCGGGTCGGTGTACAACCCGCTCACGGGCGGGTTCACGGCGCCGCCTCAGCAGGCCGGCACGACCACCCTCTCGCCCGCCGAGGTGCGCCAGCTCGGCGCCCCTGCGGGGACCATCATCCAGCGCGACGCGAGCGGCAAGTTGAGCGTGCTGCCGGTGCCGCGCGCGGTCGCGGGCGGCGCTGCGCCGCGGGCGGCGGTGGGTGGTGGTGCCATGCCGCGGCCGGGCGTGCCGGGGGCGGCGCCGGCGCTGGGCGCCGGGCGGCTCGGCAACCTGCTCACGGCCGACGAGCTGCGCGCAGCCGGACTGCCCGAGGGCACCGTGGCGCAGTTCGACCCCAAGTCGGGCAAGGTGAACGTCATCAGCTCCGTACCGGCGACTCAGCGTACCAGCACCGAAAACAAGGAGCGCTCCGTGCGCCGCATCGAGGCCGCGAGCGAGCTCGTGCAGAAGCAGCTCGACCGGGTGGCAACGGGCGGCCCGCTCGGCATCACCGGCGCGGTGGGGCGGGTGTTCGACTCGCAGGACGCGCGCCAGTTTGAGACTTTCAAGGAACAGCTCTCAAGCGGCCTGCGCGCGGCGCTGCGCATCCCCGGCGAGGGTGCGCTGTCCGATCGCGAGCAGGCGCAATACGGCCTCACCCTGCCGTCCCTTGGGATGAGCAAGGAGCGGAACATCGAGATCATGCGCGCTCTCGAGGATCAGGTGCGGCTCGCCGCCGACCTGCCCACCTTGAGCGACGAGAAGCCCGAAGGCATCTCGGCCTCCGACTGGCTGATGATGCTTCCGTCTGAGCGCGCCGCATTCAAGCGCGCAGGAGCCAAGCGATGAACGAAGAGCAGCAGAGAATCCTGGAGCGGGCGCGTGCCCGCGCGCGCGGCGAACAAGCCGCGCCCGAGATGGGCGGCCTCGAAGCTTTCGGCCGTGGCGCGCTCCAGTCCGTCAAGGACATCGGCTACGGCTTGCAGCAGGTCGGCGCAGAGGCCGGCAGCGCCGTCGGGCTCGTGGAGCCCTCGACCGTGCAGCGGCTGCGGCAGGAAGAGGAACGCCGCCGCACCGAGAACGCGCCGTTCATGGAGAGCGGCGCGGGCCGCGCCGGCTACATCGCCGGGTCCATCGGGTCGGTTCTGGTCCCCGGCGCAGCATTCGCTCGAGCTCCGGGCATGATCGGCGCCGGCGCGCGCGCGCTCACCGCGCCGCAGACCTTCCGAGCCGCTGCCACAGGCGGCGGACTGCTCGGCGCCACGCAGCCGCTTACCGAGGAGGAGAGCCGCGCCAGCACCACGGCCATCGGCGCCCTCGGCGGCACCGTTGGACAGGCCGTCGGGCGCGGAATCTCGCGCATCGCGCAGCCCGTGACCAGCACCGCCACGCCGCAGGTGGAGCGCGCAGCGCAGCGCCTCGAACAGGTCGGCGTGCCGGTGGACATCGCCGAGCGCATGGGGTCCGAGAACCTGCGCGCCGTGCGCCGCTTCCTGACCGACAACCCCATCTCGGCCAGCGTGATGAAGAAGGGCGCCGAGAAGACCCAGAGCGCCTTCAACACGGCCGCCTTGCGCCTCATCGGCGAGCAGGGCGATGCGGCGTTGCCCGAGGTGCTGGCGCGCGCCGACGATCGCATCGGCGCCGTCATGGACGGCATCGCCAAGAACAACCGAATCAAGGTAGATGACCGGATGGTCTCTGAGCTCGCCGCGCTCGAGGAGGCCGCGAGCATGACGCTCGAGCCCGCGCAGCTCGCGCCGCTGCGCAACCAGCTCAACAACATCCTGAGCAAAGTGGACGACCAGGACCGAATCTCGGGCGAGGCCTACCAGCGCATCCGCACCATCGCCGCCGACATGGGTCGCAATCCGGCGCTCGCCGGCGTGTCGCGACAGCTCCGCGAGACCGTAGACTCCGCCCTCGAGCGCACCGCAGGGCCGGACGCTGCCGCCGCCATCAAGCAGGCGCGCAAGCAGTACCGCAACCTCAAGCTTTTGGAGCAGGGCATCGGCACCAGCGAGACGGGCGACGTGAGCGCCGCCGCGCTCGCGCGCGCAGCCAGCACCACCCGGCAGCGTGGCGCGGCCCTCTACAACCGAGGCGACGCCGATATGGCGCGCCTTGCGCGCAGCGCCGCTACCATGCGCGAGACGATGCCGCAGTCCGGCACGACCCCGCGCGCGGCCATCCAAGCCGTCGGGCAGACCATGCTACCGGCCGCGGCCGCTCTCGGGTACAACCTCGTCCAAGGGAATGAGTCCCCCGAAAACGTGCTCGGCGTGGCCGCACTCGGCGGCCTTGGCCTTCTGGCCCCAAGGAGCGCCGCGCGCATGTATCAGAGCCCGGCTATCCAGCGATACCTGATGCGTGGTATACAGTCGCCGCTTGCCAGGCGCGCATTGTTGTCGCCCGGCGCTCGAGGGATCGCAACCTATGCCCCAGCAGCAGGCCTCCTCTCGTCGCAAGACTGACCGCACCAGCCGCCATGAGCGGCTGCAGATCCCGCGTCGGTTCCAGTTGCACGGTCATCAACTCACCGTGCGCATCCTGCCGCGCACCCGCTGGCCGCACCCCAAAGACACCGTCGGGATGTACGACCCGACCTGTCACCGCATCGACCTGCGCGGCGATCAGGGGGACACCGAGCTGCAGCAGACATTCTGCCACGAGTGGGCGCACGCCCTGCTCGACGAGATGAACCATCCCCTGACACACGATGAGGTCTTCGTGGACAACTTGGCGAGCCTGCTTCACCAGTCCCTGACCACCTTCGACTCGGGAGCCAAGCCGTGCCGCTGACCGCATCGGATCAAGAGTTCATCGCCGCTTGGCAACGCCTCAAGAAAGCCTCGGCAGTATCCAAAGCGCTCGGCATCAACATCCGCAACGTCTACAGCCGCCGCCGGTCGATGGAGGCGAAATACGGTATGGCGCTCGAGGCAATCAACCCGATCCGCGGCACGGGAGAGCAGAGCCTCGCCGGACGCCGCGCCAACGCCCTCGCCGCAGAACGCGCCGAGAAGTACGAGGGCGAGATGCACGACACCATCACCAACGGCGTGGTGCTGGTGGCCTCCGATTGCCACTACTGGCCGGGGGTCGTCACCGTCGCGCATGAGGCGTTCTGCCGCCTCGCCAAGGCGCTCAGCCCCGCGATGGTCGTGCTCAACGGCGACATCCTCGACGGCGCTCGCATCTCGCGGC